AGTTTGCTACACCCGCGATTGTAAATGTCGCGTTGGTGTAACTGTTACTATTTGCTGTTACACCAATCACTGCGGTTTGACCAGCGTTAGCAGCGGTTGTGACAACAAGATTTGCTACATTCAATGTATTTGCGTTATAACCAATTGAGAAACTTGCCACTGACGTTGGTGTTTGCAACGCATTGCCTGGTCCTAATACACCAACAATTGTCACATCAGGACCGTTTGCGTATAGACCGACATTCGTTACTACTGACGATACGATTGCACCTGTACTGTTTACGTTGACTGCACAGTTTGCTGCAATGTTTGATGTTCCCTGTGAAGTGGAGAACACAATGAAACCGTTTGTATAACCAGAACCACCTATCAACGGCAACACCTGTGTGACTGAAATCGGAACAACATTTGGTGTTACTGATGTTGGTGGGCTACGATACAATCCAGCATCAGTAACAATAATAGACTGCATGTTAATTACGCCATTTGCTGGATAAACTTGATATGTTGCATTTGCTGCTCTTACAGGATTACCACCACTAAAGATTAGATAACCGTTTGCAAGGTTGCGACCAACAAACGTATTTGCAGCAGTGTTTGATGTAACAAAAGAAACGGATGTCGGTGTTGTGTTCGGTGTTGCAGTAGGTGTAGATGAATATAAACCAGGATCAACAATCGTCAATTTACGAACTTGACCGTCAAGAGGCAACATATTCAATGTAAATACCGCATTGCCTGTATTTGCGGTTGCTGTTGGTGTGCCTTTGTACAAGCCTCTGTTCAATACAGTTACATTCACAATACCGCCTGTTGAATTGACGTATATTCTTGCATTTGCACCAATGTTATCATCACCAGCACCAGTAAATTGAATGAAACCATTTACACCATGAGCATTAGTGTTTGCAGTAATTGAAACGACTTGTGCCGACTCTGGTGGGTACGTTTCAACAGCAACAACAGCAGCACGTGTAGGATTACCACCAGAGAACGTCAGAACTCCATTTGAATGCCCATTACCAGTGCTTGTGATAGTAGCAGTGGCAATTACGACATTTGGATTTGTATTCGGTGTTGCTGTTGGATTACTCTCATATAAGCCCGAATCATTAACAATAAACGTATTGATTACAGTGTTTGGATGAACAATCACTTGAACGTTTGCATCTCTCAGTGGTGAACCACCGGAGAAAATCAACCATCCATTCGCATAACCTTGACCAGGATTTGTAATTGTAAAACTGTTTGCGTACAACACTCTATGTGGATTTGACGCTGGCAAAGCAATAGGTACTGAAGAATATAAACCACCAGAAGTGAGTGTTAGTGTTCTAAGTGCGCCATTTGATGCATGTACTTCAACTTGTGCAACTGCTTCAATTGATGCATCTGAACCCGAAAATGTTATTGAACCATTTTCATATCCAGAACCGCTTGCAGCGATTGTCAAACTCGTTACTTGCCCACCACCACCTGAGAAGTTGAGATAACCATTTGAATATCCAGAACCCGAATTTGCAATTCTCAGATTTGAGATATTAGACGATGTAATAATTTGTGTATTGCTGACGATGGTATTAATCTTTCTCATTTCACCATTTACAGCAATCATTGAACCCAGTGACAGTATGCCTAAGGTGTTTGCAACATTAAATTTGGTATTCGTGCCAACAACCAATGCTCTACCGTTGCCGACATTAACTGTACCAGAAATACTGTTTACCTTTACAGTTTCAACTGCAACGTCATTGAGTTCAATAATATTTTGTTTATTATAGAGTGAGTAATTGACTAAACCAACAGGATGCAGAAGTTGCTTCAACATTGATTTGTATTTACTGAATTCTACTTGTGAAGAAATCACATACGAATAATCCACATAATAGTCTTCACCTTGAATCTTTCTTTCAAATGATGAGATGATAGAATCACTTGTTGTCCAACGACCTGGAGTAGAAACATATGAACGTTCAATCTCTGCATTTGCGGTTGCAGTTCCATCGCCACCCGAAACACTTACAGTTGGAATATATTGATAACCGCTGCCAGGATCAATAACTTGAATTGAAGTAATTTGCCCGTTTGCGCCAAATCCATCAACAGACAATCTTTCATTATCACCAATAAGAGAATTAATTTCCACACTTGCGCTAGAACCTGTTGATGAACTAACTGTGATTGATGGAAAATTGTTCTGCGTATAGCCATAACCACCTAACGGCCAACGATTATAAACACCAATTCTTCTGTTAGTGGCTGAAAAATTAAATACAGAATCAACGACAACTGTTGTGTCTGTTGGAATTGAAGTTACTGTTCTTGATTCATTGTTGATGTCTACTTTATCACCAACAAACAAGTCTTGTTGAAAGAGTGTGCTTGTTCCAGTAATTTCATTACATGCAGCAGTAACACTACCAGTACCTCTAATTCTTGAATTGGCTGAATCAATCCTTGTAATTGCACCTGTGCTTGCTGCAACATTACCAACGACAGCAGCAGCATGTTGCCCATAAGTTCCTAAAGGATTTGCACCAAAAACAATTTCGTCACCGATTCTATAGTTTGTACCACCGTCATTAATTTTGTAGCGGCCTATTGATCTTAAACTTTTTGAAAATCTTTTTTGTAAACCTATACCATATTCTGCACCAGCAGCATCAAGAACAATTTGATTTTTCTCACTCAAAGGTATCGTTGTTGATAAAATTGAGATATTTGAAATTGGACCAACTTGAATTGTAATAAAATTCAATGCATCATCTATAGAGTTTGCTGCACTGATATTTGCTTTTCCAAAAACGGAACCAAAGTTTGAAGTGTTTACATAAACTGTGCCTACGTTTAAACTTAAATTTGAAACAACATCAGGCGAAATTGTAAATGTATTTGCTGCATTTGCACCAGAAATATCAATAGCATCAACAACAACAGACATAAAAGAAAGTGCGTCATTTCCACTCACAGAAATTGGTGAAGAAACGGTAAATACCGCGCCACCATGATGCACTAATCCAGAGTCAACTGCACCAGAAGAAATACTTGCTACGGTACCAAAAGCATTTGACGATGCATTACCACCTATAACCGAAACCAAATCGCCCACGCTATGATTGTTTCCGGCATTGATTACGTTAATTTTTCTTATGATAGAAAATGTTGATGCACGTAAATCAATTGTGACACCATTTGTCTCATCAAGAACTGGTATTGATACAACTTCTCCATTTAAAAATGAGCCTATTAAAGAATTTTCATTTAATCTCAGTTCAATTGGAAGACCTAGAGTAAATGCATCCGAAATAATTCTTTGCAAAGCAACTTCAACAATTGCGGTTGCACCAGAAGTTAGTCCTGTAACTTTACGATTATTTAAAAGATTTGCATTAAAGTTTAAATATCTTGCAGTAATGATGGCATTATTTGCTGGTGCAGAATAAAAAACTAATCTGCGATACTCTTTGTTAATAAAGTAATCAACTTCTGGTGTTTTTAAAACATTATCAACAAAAATGTCTACTTCATCAACACCAACTTGTTTTGCAAGATAAAATACTTTTTTGGTGCCATCACCAATATAACGACTTGAAACATCTTTATTAATTCTTAATAAATTATCTACTTGCCACTTACTTGCTGATGCACGAAGAACGTTATTTTTCGGTAAAATAACTTCAATATCTTCACCAAAAACTAACCGGAATAATAATTTAAAAGAGTTCTCTCCACCTTTAGAACGATAAATGTCTGTTAGATGTTTGAAAAGGAGTGCTTTATTTGATTGTACACTGAGTGGAATTAAAGCAGCATAAGTGTTATAAAAGTTTTTCTCAAATTCTTCAATAGAGTCATCAACATCTTTAATGCTTCTTAAAGTTTTTGCTTTAGTAATTAAATTGTTTGACGTTACCGTTGTATTCGGCTGAGCCTCTAAAAACTCATAGTACGCTTCTAAGAACGTAATGAATTTAGGATATTCATCTGCTATGAATTCCGGAACTTGTCTTTGAACAAATAAGGATGTTTTTAAATCTGCCGCTGACATTACACAGTCTCTAACGTTGTACTAATTGAGGTTGGATCATCTTGATCAATCGTAATAATAGTGTTTTTTGATGAACTTATAATATCTTTTTCAGATTCAATCGTTAAACGAATTTGCCCATCGGCCGATTCAATGTTCTTAATCAAAATATTGGAAATGGTGATGACGCCTGCATCATAATCTATTTCTCCTGCGTTTTCATCAACCACTTGCCTCTGAGCAAAAGAATCATAATAAACGGTGCGAATTGTTCCCACTCTTCCATCAATTATGGCAGTAGCTACAGCACCAGAGCCTCCACCACCGGAGATTGTTACTGTAGCACGTGTATAATCAATACCACGATTAACTATATCTATTCTTTGAATTTGACCATTTAAAATTGTTGCAGCAGCAGTTGCACCAGTACCGTCACCATTAATCGTAATTGTTGGCGCTGAGGTGAATCCTGAACCTGGATTTACCACTTGTATTGATGAAATGCCGGAAAATGATTGGGGTATTTCATCAAATTGAACTGTTTGATCCACACCATTTGAATCCGCAACAGTAAAATAAGTTGACGTTAATTTATTACCAATAGTGCCTCTACGCAAAGGTACATTAAAATTAATAGTGTATGGTGTAGAAGCGTTCAATGTTGGTGTAAATCTTTTTTGTAAACGAACGGACACACTAGAACCAATAATTGAATTTGTGTCTACTTTATCTATGCTATCTTGTACCCGCGACAAAATAAATTGTGAATCAAATTTGTCAAGATTAGTTGTTTTGTAGTTTAAAATGGAATTTCGGATAGAAGTTTTTAACTGATCTTCTGTTTGTGTTGTTTTAGACTTTGTGTATCTAACCGACGAAACAAGTTTTAGATAGAGATACTCTGGATCACGAATAACGGTTTGAATTGCGACGATGGCTTTTGGTTTGATAATTTCATCAATAATTCTTTGTTTTTCGGTATCAGAAATATAGTAACCCTCTTTAGGATTCAAAGCAATGTAGACGATACCAAACTTTGGTGGCGATTCATCTTCACCACCCCAAACAGAAACAGAATTGACCGCTGGATAACTTTTTTGAATATATGCTTCATAGTCAGAAAAAGTTACCAAACGATTCTGCGTTGTATATTGTAGAGGTGCGGCAAATTTTATATTGTCTACAGATTCTCTTTCAGCACCGCCGGCCGCTTCACTAACTGGATCAATAATGAAATCTGTTTGAGAACCACCTAAAGAATCAACTAATGCATCAGTTGCGACAAAGTTGTTTGCTTTATTTGCGGCGTCACCGTTTGTTACCAAATATTCTACTGCAACAATTGAACCATCAGGTATTTTTTTACCTATTACATCATCACCAAAATAAATTGCATATTGTTGTGATTTATTTTCTTGTAAATAAAAAACTTCAGCCTGTGTTGACGTATTAGATGCGTCTGAAGCAAGTGTGTAAACAACAGTGTCCGTATTTTCGGGCGATGGCTGCACAGTCACAAATAAAGTTGATGTATCCACATCCGTGTCAGGCAAAACAAATAATTGTTTTGGGTTTGTTGAATCATTTTGAGTAAATGAATAAGTTACCAGTTGCCCTTCGTAAATTGGTAATTCAATAAAAGAGAAGTCTGTATTTGCTTTTGTTGATGTGTTCTCCGACAGTGTAACGAAGCTATAACTCACACCATCAATATCATCTGATAAAAATCTGAAACCCTTTGGTACAGTAACAGTAGATGCGGTCGTTGTTGCGGTATTTACAGTAAAGTTAATTACTGCTCTGGCAGATTTGCGTGAATAAGGAACATAACCTAAAGTTTTAGCGTGTGATACAACAGAATCACGAAGCAAAGCGGTGTCCATGAATGCTTCATTTGCAATCATGTTCAAATAGTATGCTTGATAATGAGTATTATAAGCAAGAATATCTAAGAGAATATTTAATCCAGAACCCTCAAAGTCGTAGTCGGTAAACTCGGCTTGTTGATTCAAAAATGTTTTTAAATTGTCCTTGATTGTGTCAAAATCAAGTTCGGTTACTTTTAAACGATCTGCCATTTTTATCTAATTCTCTCTAAGAAGAAATCAATGGTAATTGGGTTTGGATTGTTGATGACGAAGAAAGTCATTGATATACTGTAACGATTATCATCCGGATATGCTGTAGCCGTAATGTTTTCAATTTCTACTCTGGGCTCATAGTTCAATATTGTTTCTTGTATTGCTCTTTCAATTTGCGCTGAGATAATCGGATCTACATTTTCAAACAACAAATTTCTCAAACCACTACCAATTTGAGGTCTGAACGGACGCTCAAAGAAGTTAGTTGAAATTAAGTTTTTTACTGAGTTAATTACAGCATATTCATTCAAATGTTTCGTTACATCTTTTTTGACTGGATGAACATTAAAAGACAGGTCTAAGTCTCTGTAAACTCTCTCAGATTGTATAAGCGGGTTTTTAGATTTTATTGTGCTAGCCATCTTTTATTTATTCTGCCTAAAATACGTTTTTGAGTCAAGTGTTTGATTTAGGAAATTGATTTTTAACTGCACTTATTACAGTTTGCCAGTTGTTGGTTCCATTAACTTTGTCCCAATACAACATGTCCAGTTGTTCTACTATCGCAGGATAATTTTTTGCCCTTTGACGTTGATACTCTAATGACTCATATTCTGCTTGTAAACGAGATGCCTCCGCTGAGATTTCTTCTTCGGTAGGTTGTGGATTTATCGTATCTAGCCAAGTAATACCATCATAAGTATTACCATCAACTGTCCACGCCGAATTGGGTCGTAAACTCAATAATGCTTTTGTGATATCCATTATACTGCTATCTCCATCAATGTAATTGTAGACACTGGCACAGCATCATAGTCATTTGCAAGAACTTGAAACGCTCCTGATCTGTTTAGAAAAACAGCTGGTGCGGAACTATAACCACCTAATTGAACTTGATATGTAATAGCAGAAGTAGTGGCGGGTGAATCTTGATGTGTTCCAGCCAAAGATGATATGTTATATTGTGAAGCACTAGCACCTACGTTATACATATTAATTGTTCCTGTGCTTCTGGGTCTACCACCTTCAGCATCTCCTACCACTGGAAAAGAAGTTACTCCACCAACCGTTTTCTTTAATCTATATGTTTGTTGATATCCAGAACCCGTTGTTTGTGAACCAACATATAATTGAGTTAGAATTAATATTCTACTTGTAGATAATGTTGGAGTAATAGTTGCTGACAATCCAGTAACATCAACAAAATAACCTCCGTTATCAACCACAGATGTTCCAGTAAACGAATTTGTTTTAGTTGTGTGTACAACTTGTAACACAGCACCAGGATAAATCACTTTTCCTGTAACTGATATGTTTCCTGTAATTGTGTTTCCGTTTGTAGCAGCACGTTGTAAAGTCGTATCAAATCGCAAGTCACGAAAGTTCTCATCCATTTCTGAATAAGTGAGTGCTGTTCCTTTTGTGCTTCTAAGAGTTATTGTCATTTTAAATTTTCTTAATTCGGATTGTTTGTATCACCATTATCTGCCCAATAGATGCCAATATATGCATCAAAAATTGAGGTCACATAGCCAGGATTATTCTCAACATAGTCAAAACCAAAATATTCAAAAATTTCAGTTTCTTCTTTAGTCGGTTGACTTGTAAAAGTGTATCCTGATGCTGCTAATTCTGCCATTTATCCTCCAGCAAATACATTTGGAGAACCAGACACTGAAGCGTTTGGTACCCAACTATCGTGTCCGCCAGTTGAATCGCCTTGACGATGAACACCAATGCCATT